CGCATAAGCCGCATTAGCCGCCGCATTAGCCTCATAATCCGCCGCCGCATTAGCCGCCGCATAAGCCGCCGCATAAGCCGCCGTATAAGCCGCATTAGCCGCCGCCCGGTTTACCGTGGTGTTGGATTTCAGCACCTTTTTAGCGGCCTCTATAGCATTACGAGGGGACTTGTTATCCGGGTATTTAGCCTCGTAAATCTCACGGACCTGCTCTGCTGCAAAAATAGCATACCTTATTATTTGCTTATGCGTCATAACGCGCACGATTAGCCAGTTTGCCAAATTTAATTTACCGTCTTTTGCAAGAGCGTTTAATACTGATACCATATCACGCTCTTTCTGATTAGAAAACCAGTTAAACCCACTTTCGCAAGCGTGATGATCGCGCAACCACGGTTCAGTTATTATCATTTTTTATTCTCCTTTTTAGGTTGTTATTCTTGTTCGCCTTCAAATTTGTCCGCGTTTATCGCGTCCTGATCCTCAATATCATCCGGGTATATCAACCCGTATTTATCAATACAATCTATATCCGTGGTGCAAACCATAGGAGTATTATCGTGGTATATGGCTAATCCTACCCCTATTATAAGCCCTGCTATAGCTAGGGATAGGAGTGTGTTGGATATGTAGTCTAACGCCGTTCTGGAGAGTTTTTTAGGGGCAAAATAGGCTTGTGCCTGCTCTTTACCTACAGACCGTGCTATTTGTTGCCCTATTTGCGCGGCATTCCCGCGTATGCGTGATATAGTCATTTTATGGCCTCTTAATCGTCACGTTTTGGGAAAATGCTTGATATGCTTTCCATTACAGTATCAAACCTATTATTTACAATTATCGCTTGTGCCTTTGGTAATTTGTCGAATAACTCAATAATTGCCCCTCGTATTAATGAGTTTACTTCTGCTTCCATATGCCCCATTGAACTATAAAATAGGTCCTTCCCGTTTATGTCTTTTTTTGCCATGTTACTCCTCACTTTCTAGAAATACCTTGCGAAATGTCTCTTGATCGAACAATACAGAGTTATATAGGCCATGCTTGACTGGCTTTTTCCGGTATAGTTCCCACGTTTTGACGATTCTTTGTGGCTTTTTCGTGTAGTTGTTCCCGGTCTTATCCCAATGGGTTTGAAAAGTTGGGCCTTGGCATACCCCGTAATTCTTCATGGTATCCCCAAAAAACTTCATAGTATCGCGTGAAAAAAAGAACGGTTCATGTCCTGCTTGTTCAACTTTATATTTCAATTCGCTTGCGGTCATAATTCCCCCTTTCATGCTATCCAATAAGCCAGGATAGTGGTTAAGTTGTCAATACTCATACCGGCAAATATTCCGATCAAAACGGCTAAGATAAAGTAAAGTTGAGGCATTAAAGCCACCTTTGTCATTTTATTCCTTTCTTTATGTAATGTGTGACTCACAATGCGCTGATGATCCGTGCGCCGAAAATATATTGTGTCCTGCTCATTTTATCCCCTTTGATAAGGTTTCGACTTGTTTGATTTTTAATCCTTGCTTGTAAACAATGTCCCGTGTGGTTTCGTGTGCGCGTGCATCGGTTTCCGTTTCTGCATCTATCAGGATTGCAGAATTATTGCTGAACCATATTCGGTAAGTGTTCATTTTGGGTTTATCCCCCTCTCTCTGTTTAATTTGTCGCTCTCATGCGACAATGTTAACCATATACTATCATAATATCCGTGATTGTCAAGGGTAGAAATGGTTTATTTTTAATTTTATTTTTGCCCCTTGCATCGTATCTGCCTTATATAATGCAATGGTAATGCCAAAACAAGTTATCAACATGCTATATTTGCAAGTTATTGTAAAAATGAAAATATAAAAAAACATGCTTGCAATTTATGCAAAAAACGATTTATTGATAAATAATGGATTGTAGAAATAATATGCAAAAATGAGTGACAAAATATGTCAAATGAATGACGTAAAATGTCAGTTAATAAAATCAATAGGTTACACTGTGTATAGGATAGGCAATAGCATAATAATCAATACGATGTAAAAAATGGGATGTAAAATAATTATGACAAAATACGTCAGGTACCGCAGGTACCGCTTGACATTATTATAATCGTTTGATATTATTAAATAGATAGATAAGTGGTTGATTGTTAAATTGTTTTGTTTTGTACACGGACAAAATGAGGCCATGATAAAAACACCGACCGTAGACCAGCTACACGCCGCAAGTTATCATCATATCCCCGCCGAGAAGGCGCATCTAATAAACATTCCCAAACGCGACGCATATATGCAATATTTAGCCACTCCTGAGTGTAGACTATGCCACTGGCTAGACGACTATTATTTATCAAATCTAATACTAAAACAACGGGACTACATGCCTATAGGTTTATGCCGATGAGTGATCCCCAGGATAATGAATTTATAGGTTGCGAGAATCCTATTATATATATGCCAAGGGATGTTACTCTACCGGCATGGTTGATAGGTTGTCCGCAATCGTGGATAGTTGAATGTTTTGACCTAAGTGTAGATCATGCAATCAGCAATAAATGGGGTAGAGCGTAAGCAGGGTTTAATATAAATACTAGTTCATTTTTGATAGTCTATAATGGGTTATGGTAAGTGTGCAAATAATGAACATTAATAATATGATAGGTGTGTTTGATGTTAGGTGGTAAGCAGGTGCATATAGCGCAGATGGAACGGGAAGAAATAGCTGCTGGAATCCTCCAGGATGAACCACAGACAGCCATTGCGCGAAGGTTAGGGGTTCATCCTCTGACAGTGGCCAGACACCTAAAAAGCGACGTAGAACTAAGGTCCATTATAGACAGAGGATTCAAAGAATTATCAGGCAGCTATAGCAAGGCTATTGATAATATAAAGTATGTAATAGAAGAGTATCAAGCTCCTATAGAGGGGAAGGTTACTAAGTTAGATGTTCAGAAGAGAGATCATGGATATAGTGCGTCTATTAAAATGTTGGAGAGTATGGGTCTTACCCCCTCAAACTCGCAGCCTCAATATATTACCAATTTAATGCAAGTTAACAACTACATAAGCCCCGTAGTAGATAAAGTGCTAGATAGTATGATAATGGGTGTAATAGATAATGAGGTTGATAAAGTTGATAAATAAGGCATACCCCCATACCCCCATACTATAACGTATTATGGTAAGCATTAATATGTAAGTTGTTGTATTATAATGATAATATTGTGTTTAGTGATTTATTATGGGTTGGTGGGGGGAGGGGAGCGGTTTGGGGGTGGGTATGGGGAAGTTTGTTATGAATACCCCACAATCGCACAAGGTAATAATCAAAAGTGGGTGTAATACTTTACTGGAATATTAATATAATCAATATGTTATTGTTGGAATCATGGGGTTTTAACAAGCGATAAACGGATGTAGTAATACTTTACTGGAATAAATGACAGATATAGAATTACAAAAATATAGGGAAGAATTGGATCAGTGGTCTGGTTTTACAGGCATTCTTCCTACTTCGACCTTTATAAAGTTAATCCATAGGCATGAGAAGCTAATAGCTTTGTTTACTGGGAACCAGTTTGGCAAGAACGTAACGATAATGAAGCATTACGTTGTTAGGTGGCTTGGAAAGCACTTTGTGGAGGCAAAGAATCTCCGTCCTGAGACTGTACACAGGACGTATCGGTTTTGCGCTGAGAAGAAGCCCAACGATACTGAGGGTGGTGATACAAACACGATTTACCCGGTATTGAAGAAGATGTGGCCCAAGAAGTTGATTCGGAAAGACATTACACAGCGAAACTCGGTAATGACGTTGATTGAGCCATATAGCGGATTGGACTTTTTTGTTGAGTTTATGGGGTATAGCCAGGAGATACAGGTTTCAGCAGGACAGCAGAGAGCGTCAGTTTATCTTGACGAGAACTGCAAAAGGGAGTTTTACAACGAACAGATACCAAGATTATTTACGTCCGATGGGGATATAATAATTGGCATGACTCCGGCCTTGGGTCAGGTGACATGGCAGTTTGAAGACATATACGAGAAGGCTCGTACTATTATCAGAACTCCCCTGGTAATAAGCAGGTTAAAAGAAAAGTTTGGTAAGGACTATAAAGAGGAAGAGGTAAGATGTAACGACAACGATATATGCGTCTTTATGGCGGCGTCCGATGACAACCCGGCTTACGACATTCTGGTAAAGAATAAAAATGAAAAAGAACTGGAATTAACTAAACAGGGAAAGCATCCGATTTTCAAGACTGTTGAAGAATTTAAGCCGATAACAAAAGCAGGATACATTAAGGGCAAGATAGACGCTTACGATGAAGAAACTGAGGATATACGAAGGTATGGCATTTTTAGACAGGTTTCAGGCAGAGTATTCAAGGATTTCGATCAGGTACATGAAATTAATGAAAGTAGGTACTTTCCTGATGGAATACCTCATCAGTGGTTATTTGGGAGGGCTACAGACTATCATCAGAGCACTCCATGGCATACGACTTTCATAGCAATATCGCCTCAAGATGAAGCGTTCGTATGGCAAGAATCGGTAATGAGTCCTGATAAATTTGTGACTCTTCAAATGGCACGAGACATAGCAGGAAAGGGCAAAGATTATAAATTCACCTATAACAAAATCGATCCGTTGGCCGCAATGGTTCAAAGTAATACAGGAGTTTCAACCATAGACGATTTGAATAGGATTTTCAGTGAGCTAAAGAGAGACAATATTGGGACCGGAGGTTATTGGTCTTCGTGGGATTCAAAAAGTACCAGGGGAAGAGAAGAAGTTAAAAAAAGGCTTAAAAACTCAAGGCTCTGCGGTACTCCTTTTAATAACAAGCAAATGGTTGATGGGCGTCTACAATGGCTTCCTACTATGTGGATTTTTTCTGATTGCAGGGTAACGATAGATTCGTTGAAAAATTGGCGATATGATGAATGGGCTAATCGGTCTGCTTTAGAAACAAAAGACCCTAAAGAGACTCCAATGCAAAAGAATAGTCATATCTGTACGGCGATTGAATGTTTATTCAAGGAACAGGGATTCAAAGGAAGACCGGAGATTCATAATATTCAGCCAATAAGAAAAACAGTAATGCAATATGGGAGAAGGTAATGGCTAATCAGAATAATATTCATGGGGGACTAAGACATGGGCCGTCCATAGCATATACACCAAAATTGAAAGATAATGCTATAAACTCGTCTGAACCATGGAATGCCAAGCAATCAGGAGCGTTATCTTCAACGGTAGTAGCAGAGACGGCTTACGGGCAGAGTTCAAATGCCGGTACAGCAGTAACAGTTTCTAAAGGAGACCATACGCATGGGACCCCTGCTACCCCAACGGCTTTACCAGGACTTCCCGTGTATGCCAATAATGCCGCTGCCGTAGCGGGAGGTTTAGCAGTTGGAGATATATATAGAACAGGTGGAAATCCTGATCCTGTTTGTGTGGTGCATTAAATATTAAAAGGAGAAACATGAAAAAGTTTTTATTGATAATTTTTGTGATGCTGATAGCCGGTTGTGGGAATCCGCTTTCGGTTACTCAAGATTCTCATGCTGACTGCACAAGCGGAACGTTGCTGATGACTGACTTGACTCCGACAAACATTTCTCTTATTTCAGGACAGATAAAAACTTTAGACGTATCCGCGAATGTTTACGGAACCCATTGTCTCCCTACAACTGCGGTTATAGGAATTGGAAGTAATATTCTTATATCCAGCACTCATAGTTTTGCAAATAATATTATACCCTGGACAATTACAGGATTAACGATTGATCCGAGTATCTTTTCGAGTAATACCGGGACAATCACTATATACCTTACTACCACTGACAACAGAACGAGTCCGACATACTATATTCCGTGGACGAAAATTTAAAATGTGTGAACTACTCATAAAAGCCGTTAATGTCGTAAACGCAGACGCCGATAAAGACCGGCGCGGATGCTATAAGCGCGGGATGGTTGTGGTGATTATGCCTGATGGCCACCCGTGGGGGGCGCAGGAGGGACTCCCTAAATTTGCAGTTATTAAAATACCAAATATTACTGTTGGACAAGCCACTAAATATACGCAGCCACATGTTATACAGGATGGATTTGAGGCAGACGGGACGACACCTCGTATGGTTGTCTATCGTCGGCGCAACTGGATTATCCGATGGGACGATCTGCCAGCAGCAGCACAGAATAAACTATCATCTACTGGAGAACTCATAATCAGAGCCGGAACATATGTAGGGACCTCTGATTATAGTTGGGTGCAGGTTAGAAATTATTTCCGTAATCAGGAAACAGGGATTGATGATACAGGCGATATATCGCAAGAAGTAAAAGTGCAGTTAGAAGGGGAATCTTCTGGTTCGCTGGAGGACGATAAATGATCCTAACAAACGACGAGTATTTAAGTGCTGCAAGGCAGGACGTTGAGATAAGTAAGACTGCGGCGAGGACAACGATTGCAGCTCAATGGTTTTCTACGTTCGACCTTGCCGGTACCCCTGGGGCCGGGGCGTTGGCTGTAGGCAATACTGCGAATGGTGTTGTGCGTGTGGCGGGAAATACCGGAGTTCCGCGTCTAACCGCATTCGGTGTCGGCGCAACTGGATATATCATGAGGGTTGGGTTCGGGAACTCAGTCGCATGTCGATTTTCGCTTTATGACCAACTGTTTTCGTGCGGAGCGTATGCGTTTAACGCGAATACGTCGCTTACTTCACAGCCGGACTTTGCGGGTAGGGTTCCAAGCGGCGATTATGGAGGCTTAGAGCTTTGGGTTGAGCAGGTAACAGCGGCCACAGGAAATCAAGCCGTGAATGTCACCTATACTGACCAAGATGGAAACGCCGGTGCAGTCACCGGAGTAGTCGGGATAGGCGCGGCTCCGACTGTTGGTAGGATGTGGCAACTTCCACTTGCTGCTGGGGATAGTGGTATACAGAGAATACAGACAATCGTTGGTTCGGTAGCAACTGTGGGGACATTTAATGTTCACGTCATGCGTCCACTTTTGAAAAATATGCGTGTGCGTTCTGCGAATGATAGTGACGTGTTTGGATATATGCGGACTGGGAAAAAGCAGATATATGACACTACGGCGTTATTCTTAATGATATCCCCCGACAGCACATCGTCTGGGTATCCATCTGTTACGGTAGAGGTTGCAAATAGATAAATGGCGACGCTCCGAACAGTAACAGTCAAATCGAGCGGTGGGGATTATACCAGCCTGTCGGCAGCAGAGGCCGGAGAACAGGGAAACCTCGTTTCTCTCGACCGGCAGCTGGGAATAGAGTGTTATTCGATGTCGGATACAACCGCGGCTACCATCAGCGGATCAACCACTGATGCTACGCGGTATATAGAGATATACACTCCCGTCGGTGAGCGACATGATGGAAAATGGAATACATCAAAGTACCGATTAGAGCCAACAGACACAACCTATGGATTACGAATAGAGGATGAATACGTCAGGGTGCGCGGACTTCAGATACAAATACAGTCCCCCACGGCGGCTCGTATCGAAGTTTCGTATGGGTTTGTATCAGATACCAGCGATAATTATTTTGAGCAATGCATCGTGCGAGGTTCAGGGGCGAATAGCGCTGGAATAGGTGCGGGGAGTTCTACGTCTGGGAATTTAAAAATTAGTAATTGTATAATTTACGACTGCACAACATCGTTCGCAGGCGGGATTAGATACAACGCCACGAACTGTACATTGTATGTTTACAACACAACCCTGGTTGGGTGTTATTATGGGGTCAGAAGATCAGGCGGTACGGTAATTGTTAAAAATACACTTTCAAAAGCGACTGCCAGTACGCGCGATTTCGTACTTGATTCCGGGTCGTGGGGTGCAGGGTCAAATTATAATTCGGCTGCCGGTACTACCAGTACAGGCGGGGCGAATGACAGAACATCTCAAACGTTTACATTTGCAGACGAAACGAATAAAGATTTTCATCTCGCCTCGACTGATGCGGGGGCACGAGATTACGGTGTGGATTTATCGGGAGACGCATATCCCGTTACGGTAGACATCGACGGTGTAACCCGTTCCGGCTCCTGGGACATCGGGGCCGATGAGTATGTAGCGGGGGGTGGTCCAACAGGAAACCCATGGTATTATTATGCTCAACAATAGGAGAATTATCTAATGTCTGAGATATTTATAGATGTTGATACTGCCGTAATAGTTCCAGTAAATATTCTACCACTTACAGACGATACTGATTTCAAAACAATAGAAACAGCAATTGTTTATAACTCTGCTGGAATGGCATTGACTTGGAATTTTGTCACCTCTGCCGGAGTCGTAACTGGAACAGCCGTTACTCCTACTACCGCAGGTGTCTATGATTGGTCTGAGCCAATCGCGGATAAAGGGATGTATGCTATAGAAATACCGGCTTCGGGAGGAGTTTCTATAAATAATGATACAGAAGGTTATGGATGGTTTTCCGGTGTTTGCACCGGCGTACTTCCGTGGAGAAGTCCGATAATCTGTTTCAGGGCGTCTGGGATCAATGATAAGATGTGCGATAGCGCGTATGACTCGACAAGAGGGCTTGCGGGTACTGCACTACCAGCAGCAGCGGCAGAAGCAGCCGGAGGTCTTTATACACGAGGAACCGGAGCGGGTCAGATAGCTCAAGATGCAAACGGAAATTGCCGATCAAATATTGACACCATAAAAACCCAAGCTGTTACATGCTCGGCGGGGGTCACGGTATTAGCGTCTGTTGGTACTGCGGCAACAAGTACGGCTCAGACCGGGGATTCTTATGCGCTCGCAAACGGCGCAAATGGTTTTGTGGCAACTAAGGCAGACACGGCGGCTATCCTGTTGGATACTGGAACTGACGGTGTGGTAGTAGTGACGAACAACGACAAGACCGGATATACGATTGCGGCAGGAGGTATTGCTATAGGCTCATTCTCTAATAATTCCATCACAGATGCAGCTTCGGCAACGGATTTTGAAACCGCTATAGCTAACGCGGTAAAAGCATTAGTTGTAGAATCTCAAGGAAGTTATACTATAGCACAGGCAATTTCAATTATTCTTTCTGCTGTGGCTGGTGTTACTTCAAGCGGTGGAGCAACTTTAAAAACGGCTGATGGAGTCGCTACGAGAATAGCAGCTACAATAGATGGGTCTAACAATAGAACAGCAATGACTTTGACTCCGAGTGCCTAATGAAAAACAAACTAAAAAATATTTGCATTTGGATTTTAGGAAAGATTGGTTGTGACTTAATAATCTTGACAGAGGAAATGCAGGAACTTGTAAAAAAAGCCATAGAAGTTACAAAAGAAACTGATAAAATACCAGGATTGATTTCAAATGAATATCGTCACTGTCATTCTTATGGAACTTTATTGAAAAGAAATCCTAACTCAAGACATAGAGATATAGGAATGGCAATAGAAATAGCAATGTTCAAGAGGTAGTTATGGCAAGTGATGGTACGGGATATTGGGCGAGCAAGTATTATCATGCTAATTATTGGAATACGGGATATTGGGCGGCTGCTAGTTCGTCAGGAGAGTCGGTAGTTTTACATTTCATTCCAACTATTCCTACGATGCACACTATTCCAACAATGGGCAATAGATTACTATTTAATTTTGAGGAGGGTTTGAAATGTTAGTATTTCCAGTAAACGGAGAGTGCGGATTTTCAGGAATTTGGACATTGATTACTGCGTCAAGAAGTTTTAAGAAAAATGTTCTAAATCCTCCTACGGATGCCACTACTTACGTTAGATACACAACGGGCGGGACTGCTGCTTTGAAGATAGGTGAAACACTATCAGGCGGTACTTCTTCCGCAACGGCTAAACTCATAGGCCAGGACGTTGAAACAGGAACAGCGGGATCGAGCGATACGGGGATATTATTTCTAAGAGTGCTTACTGGAACCCCAACGGCAGCGGGAGAGACTTGGACGGGTGGTACTTCTACGGGTACGGTGGCAACGGCCCAAGCTCCAATTGCATTGAAATTTTACACTCCTCCTAAGTCAGCTTTGTTTACTATTGAGGCAGCAGCAATCAACTTTACCCAGGATGGAACTACTCCTACAGTAACAGCGGGTACGAATTTCGGCCATCAGGCAGCAAATGGTCAGTCGTTTGTTATAACAGGTCAGGATAACCTTAATAACTTTAAGTGCATTAATGCTGTAGCATCATCGGGAGCAATTGTAAAGTATAGTCTCTTCTTTTAATTATGTCATTAGCCAATGAAGGCATAGATGGGATTATCCCTGTTTCTCCGGTGAACATAGCCGCAATCGGGGCGAATACCGTGCTTGGAAACAACACGGCGGGAACTGCTGCTCCTGTTGCCATGACCGTTACGGAAACGCTTGCTTTGATTTCTCCTCCGACGTTTACGGGAGACACGACGACAACGGGGAATTTCGTAGTTCCAAAGACTTCGGGATACGGGATAAAAGTTGATACGGCAAGCCCCACTTTCCCGTGGGATGATTTTATCGGCAATATGATCCCTGATCCGTTGGGAGCGAATAGTCCGACTCTGGTCTCTATTTCCGGCGGCTCGTGCAGGACTTATGCTTATACAACAAGCGATAAAATGGATATTCAGATTCACGTGACCCATAGTTATGTTGCGGGGACAGACGCATTTATACACATACACTGGCTGCACAATGGGACAGCTATTTCAGGAAACATGGTGGCTACGTTAGCCTATCAGTATGGTAAAGGGCATAACCAGTCTGTGTTGACAGCGGAAAAAACACTTACAGTAACGTACAACACAGTAAATATAGCGACGACGCCACAATATCAGACACGCATAGACGAGATACAGATTTCATCTGCCGGAGGGTCAGCGACCTTGATTGACACGGCGGACATTGAACCGGATGGAATATTCTATGTAAATCTGACGCTTACCACGTTGCCTACAATTACCGGAGGCGGCACCACAAGAATATTCATCCCTTACGTGGATATTCACGCACAGCAAACAGGGGTTGGAACAAAACAGAAAGCCCCTAACTTTTACGTTTAGCGGAGAAATAAAATGAGCATGGGAAATGAAGGAATTGACGGTATTATACCTGTATCTCCTGTTGATATAGCCGCCATAGCAACGAATACTATGCTTGGTAATAATACAGGAGGGTCTGCGGCTCCTACGGCTTTGACGGTTGAGGAGACTCAAATACTCTTGACCAAGTATGCAGCGGTTTCTGGTTCAAATGTAACAAGAACCGCACAGACATTAGCTGACATAACCGGACTAACGCTTGCGCTATCCGCGTCTGCAACTTATATATTTGAAGCCGTGTTATCTGTAGGGACTTCTGCGGATACAACCGGGGCAGAATATGCAGTTCAATTTAGTGCGGGAGGCTCTACTGTAGAAGCGCAAATCATCGGGTCTTCAACTTCAACGGCTACCAAGTCAGAGCGAATAACCGCATTGAATACCGCGACAAGCGCGTATCTTACAACATCGACGCAGTCTGGACAGGTTCTTATTAAGGGCGTCTTGGTAACTACAACGAATGCTGGTAATCTAACGATACAACATCTTAAAGTTGTCTCAGGAACCTCAACAGTATTTATAAAAAGTTATTTGAAAGCCACGAGAGTAGTGTAAGGAGAAAAAATGAGTCGTTTTGTATTTTCAGACGTTGCAAGAGATGGAAATGGAGTCGTATGTCAATCGGCTACAGCAACCGTCTATCTTGCTGGAACAACGACCTTAGCCAACGTGTATGTGGCCTCTTCCGGTGGTGCTCAGGTCAATAGTGTAACCACTAGCGCAACGGATGGGTCGTATTCGTTCTTTGTCGATCAGGCAGACTATGACGGTACTCAGAATTTCAAAGTTACGGTATCTCTCACTGGATTTACGGCCTTTACGCTTGACAATATTGTGATTCAGGGTTTGCCGTTTGCTACGATAAGCCCGACCACGGCAAATATCACCACGGCAAATATCACCACGGCAAATATCACCACGGCAAATATCACCACGGCGGCGATTACTACAGCAACGGGGAACCCGAACTTTACGGGGAACCCTACGTTTACAGCATCTACTATTACAACGGCGAACCTTACCACAATTTCAAAAACAGGAGCAGGGATTGTTTCTAATCTTAATTCACAATACATAGCAGATGCGGGAAATGGAAATGCCGCGATAGCAGCAAATTCAACACCTACTTTAACAACTATACCAATAAGAAACGCCAATAAAGATTTGCTGGATAGAAATTCTGACCCGTTGTACGGAATATCAGGAGTTAGTGCATCGGGGGTACTTACATACGTTGCGTCGAGTAATTCTGCCTCGGTCGATCTTGACATGGGGACAGTGACGGCAGGAGATATAATTTACGTGTCTACGATGTCTTCCATTTCTTTCACCACGGCTGCTGTAGGTTACGTTAACATTGGGAAAAATTCGGGTACAGCAAGCGTGTCAAACGGGGGGAATACGGTCAGTCCTCGGTCTCACTTTATAACAGTTCCTGGTGGCGTTTCGGATGCCACACCGGCAACGCATTACTTTGGAGTGTATCTATTTGTTACTGCCAGTGGAACATTGCATCTGTTTGGCGCAATTAACGAACATATCGCAACAGTTACAGGCAATCAAATTGTTATCTCGGCGTTCTTTTTAAAGAAACAGTGAACTCTTAGTGCATCTTCTGTTTTGTGCTTGTTCTTTGCGAGTTGCCCATTTACAATTTCTAGGAGAATATCCTTGGCAGACTATATTAAATATGAATATTGGTTTAGATATATATATAGGTTCTAATGTCAGGAAAACGATCAAAATATAACGAGATTTCAATAAAAAAACTCAGGCATGAGAAACGCACTATACCCATGCCTGGATCACAGGAGTATGACGGTAAGTTTTTTAGATGTTGGCACTGCGGATTTTCAGGGAACGATATTGACCGTAACACTATTGGAGACGGTGATGGTATGACTTATTCAATTACCATATTGCCGAATGATCCTTACGGTTCAGGGGAAACATCCGCAGTAATTGCAAGCTCAGGAAAGACTGTTTTGATTCCCTCATCTGGGTTGTCATTCACGGAGAGACATGATATATCAGCAACAGCGTCGAGTGGATGTTTGTTTTGCGGATCGAAAAACTATCGTTAGTTAGTAAAGTTTAAAGGTGAAAATGGCTAAAAAGAAAAAAGGAACACCCGAAGAGCAGATACAAAACGCAATGGCTTCTATCGTCATTGATGGAGAGTATGCTATCGCCAAGCGTAATCAAAATGATGATAATCTAGATTTTGAATCTCTTGTAGATATGCTTGAAGGAAAGAGAAATGAGAAGAATTATGAATGGATGAGCGACTACTCTATTCCTGAACTTATTTCAATTCTCCAAACCAATGCCTCTGGATGGGCTAGTCAATACTTTCCTACTAGGGATTTTGTTGAGGTAAAACTGGACGGTGATAGTCCTCAAGATATAGACAAGGCTAGAGCAACTAAAAAACTGATTAATAAGGTATTGAATAGAAGAGACCTTTATTATTATCAGAAATACATAAGGCTTAGATTAATAAATGCTCTTCATGGTAGGTGTTATGTTCTTTGTTGGTGGGAGCAGGAGCTAGCACCGGAAAAGGTAATGGTTCAGAGGCCCAAGCAATTAGACGTTGATATATACGGGAATAGCATTATAGACCCTACTGTTCAGCAGCCAAGAATTATCATGGATTCGGTTGAAATTGAAATTGAAACTCCATCAGTAGATAGATTTTGTTTTGAAGTCATCGATCCACGCAATATTTTTATGGATAGCAAGTATTGCTATACTACTCAGGAAAAGGATTGGGTTATTATCCGTTCGGAAGCTTCTTATGGAGATTTAAAAGCTTACGAGAAGAAAAATAACTATTTCAATCTTGACAAAATAAAAGATGCTGTAAAGTCAAGAAATGCTACTGATACGAAGAGAGAAACGTATGGAAAAGACGATAACGCTTCTGAATTCGATAAAACTCCTATAGGCTATTTTGACGTACTGGATAGATATGGGAAGTTTTGGGCTATTGTAGAAGAAAGAGATAGAAAAGGTAATCCGACAAAAGCGAGCACAGGAATAGATCAGGATGGTATGCCCCTTGATGATGCGGAGCTTATAGAGACTATTATAAGTTATGCTCTGATAGGGAGTCATAGGATTATGTATAGATTTATTCCTACTCCTAATATAGACGCTTCTGGGAAACCATTTAAGCCTATTGCTAGAGGTATTTGTTATGTTCATCCGGTAAAAGATACAGGGCTTTCTGATGGACGTAATATGAGTGAGCTTCAAACAGCGATTGACGACAATTTTAATATTGGCGTTGATAGGGTGAAGCTTGCTACTATGCCGACGTTTATAGGCAGGAAGGGTGCTTTAGAAGATAATTCACAGTTTTACATGGAACCTGAGCATCTTATTGAAACTGAGAATCCACAAACTGATTTCTTGGAATTGAAAGTTTCTGATAACATTCAGGGAGCAATGCTGGTACATCAAATGCTTACCAGCAAGATTCAACAGGTAACGGCTACCTACCCGACGACAATGGGGGACCAAGGTAAATCTTCCACTACGGCAACCGCAGTAGCGGGAGCGGAAACAAGAACAAATCAAAGAGAAAACTACAAGAGTTTGACTTTTGAGTATACATTTCTTACTGAATTTTATTGGATAATAAACCAAATGGGATGGAGATTCGCCCACGATGATACTCTTATGAAAATCATGGGTGAAGATGCACGATTTTTTGATGCTAATGCGGATTACAGCTATTCTCCGTTGTCATCGAACATTGAACAAGAGTATAACAAATATAGGAAGATACAGCTTTACGATCAGAGTATAGGAAGAATTTCTGGATTGGTACAGCCCTTGCCTGAAGTCGTTCCTATTCTTGCGCATATGATAGGTAGACAACTAGAGCTACAGGGAGATGAATTTCAGACCATCGGCGCAATGATCGGAAAATTGGCAAAGGCGAAAGTTCGGCCTGATGGGGGGTCGCCTGCACAGATAACTGATGGACAAGAACCTCCTATGTCAAATCAAAATGGAGTTGAAATGTCAACTCAAGAAGGGTCAGTTAGAAGCGCACAGATGGCAGGAGGGATGATCCAATGAGAGAAAATCCTTCAATAAGACAGTTAGAGGAATATCAGGAAAAGTATGGAAAGCGTGCTGCATCTACCCTTGGCGTTCTTGGAAAACTCGTGGGGTTTGTGGAAGCTATAAAAAGTCCATTAGGCTTAGAACTTCTTAAGGACGATATTGAACGCGTAGATGAATTGTTAGAGAAAATGATATTGGAGAATATAACTCCACAGGAATTAGCAGAATTACGTTATTTAAAAAATCAAAGATTGCCTAAAGTTACGGGCAGAATTTCAACCTTTCTAAAATTATCAAAAGAGGTGGCAGATGGAAGTAAAAAAAATACTTAATGACAAGTTGATAGAACTTGGTATAATAAAATCAAATACAGAGCAGATTGTCATTAATATTAATTGTGGGGCCATATCTGACTTTAAAGTTGTGGAAAGGTTTAAATGAATATAGATGGGAAAATTCTAAAACTTCGTGAATTATCTAAAGACCTAAGAAATAGAAATTGTGAAGTAAAGTGGAATAATAAAGAAGGTCCATCACTTCTTGATAATAATTTGAGTAAAAATTCGCTTGAAGTTGCCATAAAAGAACAAAAAAAGTTAAGAAGTAAAAATGTAAAGTTAGGATTTACGCCAAAATATTTTTATTAGTTCTTTGAAAATTGAATAACGGTTAAGTTTATCCCGAAAGGGCTATGAACCCCGATAGATGAAGTCCTGAATTGGACTGACATTTATCGGGGTTTTTGTTTGTACAAAAATATTACAAGGAGGTTTGTAAAATGGCTGAACAGGGAACCGTTACTGATGAAGTAACCGATGATGCTCTGTCCGCAGCATGGGATGAAGAGGCAAAAGGTAATAAATCAGAAGTAGTGGTAGATGAAGTAGAGGAAGTAGAAACAGAAGTTCCAGTGGAAGAGACTCCCGTTGAAGTCAAGGAGGAAACGCCCCCGGTAATCCCGGCAAGTGCGAAGACTCCTGAAGAACTTGAAGCGGAAGCACTCTCTCACAAGGAAAGCAGCAAACTCGGCAGAAAGGTGCATGGCCTTGCAGAACGGTTAGCGCAAGCCGAGGCCAAGCTTGCCAATACGTTAGTAACGACTGAAGAACCAGATGTGATTACTACCCCGCAAGATTATGACCAACTTGTTGCGGCAAGGACTGAGAAATCACACCAAATAATGTCTGAATATCAGACTAATTATTTGAAACAGTTACAGGCTCTAAAGTCGGGAGAAGATGAATACGGGGTTTATGACGAGGTTATTGCGGAGTTGATGTTAGATAACTCTCCTTATAATCGGATATTTGGGAAAACATATGCAGATTCAAACCCATTTGCCGATGCTCGCGTCAACTTTTCCGAGGCTAAAGTAGCTGTTCTTAAAAAGCGTTATGCCGAGAAACCAACTGGACTGCCTAAGCGAGAGACTGCGATTCCTTCAGCTACTCCGTCGGCAGTGGCAACAAGAGAAGTAATAAAACAAGCAGTTCTTCCGAAACTAGATAAGGCTGCTCAGGATTACGCTAATTATCTGAGAAGCGAAAACGTACCGGAAGATGAAATTGCGGAGGCTCTTAAATGAAAGGAATGGCAATGAAAGAAATGTTGATGAAGCCTTCAAAGAAGAAAGTTTCAAAGAAGGCAAAAACCAAGAAAAAATAACGAAAGGAAGGTGATTAATCATGGCGTTTTCAGTGGTTAAAAATGGCGGTGAGCGTCCTATATGGATGTCTACCGATGGTGCAAGCACCTATTATATTGGCCAGATAGTTACGATTATCGGAGCCAGCAAGGCTAATATAGCAGGTACTATAAAGCCTCTTGCTGTACCGGCAGGGGTTGCTGATACTACAAACTTCCAGATTCCGTTTGGGATCGTGGTTGGTTTGAATGACCGTACAGAAACTTCCGATGCTACGGGGATTTATGCCACGGGAGTTCTTACCCAAGCAGCACAGCTTGCGAGGACGTATTTTGGCGCGGAAGGGATGTATGCAAAGGGAGACCCGCAACTTTTAGTTCAGGTTGAGAGGATTTTCCCGCATACCCTGATTCGGGGTAATATCTATAATGCGGCCCTTGGAACTGCCCCGACAGTTGTTTCTGATACGGGCGGTGCGGATACCACCGGCTACACTACAGCAGGCACTACGGGAGCTTGTGATTTTACTCCGGTAGCAAATGTATGTTCTATTTACTGTCGGTCCGGCAGAAATGCAGGGCTGTATAGGACTACGAACGATACAAGCACCACGGCCCCGGATGTGACGGTAGCATTCCCGTATGACGTTGCTCTTGGTGATACATTTGTGAGGGTTCCGCTTAAACAGGGACTTTCCCAAATATACATTGGAGGGCCGGGACTGTATATAGACTGTTCCTTAACAGCCACGAACAACTTTATGGTGTTTGTGGAGGGGTTAAATCTCGAAAACGCAGGCAAGGAGACCGCAGACTTCACGTTTGCAGCCGACCACTTTGCGAATGCGAGAGCATAATATAAAAAGAAAGGAGTGATGAAAAATGGGAAAATTAATGACCGCAAGTCAGTTTCCTAGGTTAATGGATGACAGGTTGACTAAAGTTTTTGAAGGAAAATTAAAGGCTTACCAGTCAAACATGATACCTATGCTGTATAATGTCTCAACTTCCGATAAGGCTTTCGACGAGTTCTACGACATCGAAGGACTTCCGGATATTCCCGAAATGAGTGGATCATTGTCTTACATTTCCAGTTCACCGGGTTATTACACAAAGATCGAACAGAAAGAGTATGGTGCGATTACTCAGTTTGAAAGAAAGTTGCTTGATTTCAAACGATACAAAGTGATGGATAACCGTGTTGGTGATCTTGGAGAGGCACTTGCCAGAACTATGGAAAAGAAAGCCGTTAGGCCGATTGCAAATGCTTTTTCTGCTGCGTTCGACTATCAGACAAGCGAAGAGGGCGTTTCCCTTTGTTCTACGGCACACACAACCAAGGTGCCAGGAGTTTCAACGACAAGCGGATTCTCGAATTCTGGCACTACCGCCATTTCAAAGGCAGCTATTGCTGCTGCTCGTCTTGCGGGAAAGGGATTCAGAATGGGGAATGGAGAGCGCGCTAACGTCAGACTTGACACGGTGATTGTTCCTTCTGCCCTTTATGATACCGCTTGTGAGGCCACAGGTTACGATCCTCGTAATGGCGCTACTTCTGACCTTGACCCGGATAACCTTAACAACAAAGTAAACGTTGTTCGCGGAATCAAGGTTATTGAGTGGACGTATTTAGATGACTACAGCACAAAAAATTGGTATATGGTTGATTTCGCCATGATGAAGAGGTTTTTAGTATGGATAAACAGCCAGAAAGCCGAGATCGAGAATCGATTTGATTATCACACCAAGGCTGCTGAGAGTTCCGTTTATGCACGGTGGGCGAATGGGACCACGGCATGGCAATTTATTCAGGGAAATCAGGTGACTTAGTTACTACCCGGCCCCTGAATAAGGGGCCGGGACATTTTAAAGAAAGGAGATTAAACAAATGACGGCTCCAAATAATTTCAAAAATGGAGTTTCTAGCTTCGGAGTGCCGGTCATAGGAGGCGGTGGGGGTAATGGCCCTATCCCTTTCACTCTTGGCAGTTATTTTTTTGTCAACAGTGCGACTGGTAATGATGGCGTAAATTCTGGAACACGAGACATCCCATTCGCTACAATTGATTACGCTATTGGACAGTGTACGGCAGGTGCTTGTGATGTTATTATTGTAGCTCCTGGCCATACCGAAACTATTACAGCGGCAGGTGGTATCACGATGGACGTTGCGGGAGTAACTATTGTTGGCTTGGGTAGTGGGTTGAATCGTCCTACAATCACCTATACTACTGCTGACACTGGAACTCTAGCAATTACAGCGGCGAACTGCACCATAGACAATATGATTTTCAATGCCAACTTTGCTGATGTTGCAACGGCAATTATTGTTTCCGGTAAAGACGCTACAATTAAGAATAACATGTTTAAGGAACAGGCGACAAGCATGAACTTCCTTAACTGTATTCGTACCGGAGCGGTTGCCAACAATGCAGATGGCCTTAAAGTTATTGGAAATGAGCGCATCTCTATAGACGCTGCTGCACTTGCCTTTGTCTCTATTCTTGAGGCAACGAATCGTATGCATATTGCCTATAATTTTGATAATCAGGCTTCTGCGACAGATATTGGGCATTTCCTGATTATGGGCGCTTTTGTTTGTCTTGCCGCGCGTGTTATAGGAAATATTTGTAATATCACAGGTGACAATAATGCTCAAACAGTAGGAGTTTTTGCAACAGGAAGCTCTACTACTTCTACTGGAATTATGGCGTATAACCTTTGCGGTTCACTTGACACAACTACTGAGTTGTTTGATACCGCTGCGCTTGACTTCCAGCATTTTGAGAATTATTACACTGGAACTATTGCAACAAATGGTAAGTTGTGGCCAGCAGCAGATGGTGCATAACTTTTAATTTGCTTACCTAGACTACGGAGGGGCTTCGGCCCCTCTTATTTTAGAAAAAGGAGAAAAACTAAAATGGCAGAGGTTGTGGTTAAAGAAAGCGGCATAGATGGAATTGAACTGTTTGGAGAAGTAGATAAAGTTAATGGCAAGGTAGGATCAGAATATCCTGTGTGGTATTTTGAACCGCATATACAGGAAATCAGAGAAGAGGCTACAAAGCTTGAGCACAGGCTAAGGAATGGCCTTGTTGTTGAAAAAGGTAAACCTGCCGCACAAGCAGAATTAGCAAAGTATAAAGAAAAGCTTGATAAGATTGACTCGTCCAAGCCCGTATTATCAGGGCGGCAAAAAGATGAAATAAATAAGGCAACGGAAGACCTTGGACTAAAAATAAGAGAAGGGAAATTTTCTACCTCTGATGAAAAGAGAGGGCTTGTCGATCCGCATGAAGTTGCAGAAAGAATGATGACTCCTTGTATCAAACTCAACGAGTCACAAATGGCAATGGCTCATAAAATGGGTTGCCGTATTTCCAACGATGGCAAGGTATCGGGTAATGATGCAGACCGAGTATGGAAAACCTATCGTAGATTGATAGGAGAATCTACAAATACTGAAATGCTAAGGAAAATTTAACTGTTTTTAACGTTCGTTCTATTGAGAAGGGTATAATATGGAAGGACAGACCTTAGTAAGGATGCTCAGGGAGCTTTTGAACGAGTCTTCTTCAAGTGCTTTTCTGAATGATCGTACCAGCTACGATTATTTATATACAGCCGTAAATGATTTTAATTTTAGGACTCATGCGCTTACAACTACTCAAAGCATTCCCGTTGTGGCGTCTACGAGTGCCTATAATTTAAATCCTGACTATGTAGGTATGGCTTTGGTCGATACTTATAATAGGCCGTATATAAAGCATACTTATTCCGGTTCAGATACTTTCATATTCAATGCTGATTACACTTCTGTTTACTTGAATAACAGCACTGCAACGTCGGCTGTTGCGGAGTCTTATTCTACAACTGATGCCGCTCAACCATCGAATGTAACGGGAACAGCAACTAGCTCGGGAGCTTCGTCTAACGGTGAAAGCTCTTTGACTGATTCAACCGCTCCTTTCGCGAATGTTTATCCAGGTGATTTCGTACACAATACGACGCAATCGACTGATGGAGTGGTAACGGCAAAGACTTCTTCGAGCGTGATTACCACTGCCCTATTTACAGATGGAGCAGCGGGGGCAGGATGGGCGCAGAACGATGCCTATGTGGTTGTATTACAGCCTAAATATAGCCTTGTTTTAACTCCGATCCCTTCAGCAACGGCTACTGTAACCGTTCCATATATACAGAGGCCGAATCCAGTGTATTCACCGTTCAGGGCGTATAAATTGCCTTTTGATTATATGATGCCTATAGTTCAGTTTGCAGCGTTTTTGTATAAATATCGAGATAGCGAAGCTAATTATGGGGATGCGTTCTTTAAATATTATGACGCATTTGCACGAAAAAAAGCCGCAGATATGAGGAAGGCAATAAACGAGCACCAGGGCTTCAGGGTTAATTTTACGAAAATAAATGGTAGATCGCGGCAATTTGGAAGTAGGTAAGAATGCCAGTCAATGAAAACCCCGAAACAATAGCTTTAACCGGAAGAATGATAACCTCCGTAGACGCTACGACTTTGGGCCAAGGTGATTTTCAAAACCTTTCCAATATGCGCTATACGGATACCGGCATACTGTCTGCTAAGGGGATGACGAAGATAAACTCTTCTCCTGTTACTAAGCCTTCCATAACTGCGGGTATTCATTTTGTGAAAGACTATCCTGCCGAAAGTCATGTTCTTGTTCAAGGTGTAGCGGCAGATACTTCATCGGCTATATATGACAATACGACAGCTATTCCTGGTACGGGTAATTTCGGCAGTGCTGTATTTTCTGAAACATCAGGAGCTTCAGCAGGTAAGTTCTCTCATGCTCCCGATGGAACGGTAATCTATGGGAATAGCAAAGACCTTGTTATTTGGGGAGGGGCAGAATCAAGAACCGCCGCTTTCATAGTAGCGAATCAGGATGATGCCCCTACGGTCCCTACAGTTCTCTATGATTACACTACTTCTGTAAATGATAACGATACTACTACCTATGCGCTTATAAAACAGAGATATGTGCATATAGCTTCAACTAGAAAACTCCAAGGAGTAAAGTTTTATGTCACTACGGCAAATACGGCTACTGTTACCGCATCGGTAAAGTATTGGAATTCTAGTGGAGCATGGGCGGCAGTATCGGGTTTGGCTGATGGAACATCTAGCGGAGGGAAGACCCTTGCTCAGACAGGATCAATAACATTTACCAGCACAGTATCAACGGCAACTGTGAGATATTTTAACAATCAGTTAGCCTATTGGTATTTATTTGACTTTAATGGAGTAGATGCAACGACGCAAATTTATCTTACTACCATAGATGCGCCATTTCAGTCTATAACAGACCTATGGGATGGATTTCCGGTACAAATTACATCGTTCCAGATTTTCAAGACAACTTATCAGGAATATGGTTCGCATGTATTTGCCAATGATTATGTATCAGGAGCACCAACGACCTATGTGGACCTGAATGGACTAACTACGTCTCAATATGTTATTGTTGGTTTTGCACAGAGGATGCAAGGACTTAGGTTTAATGTTGTTCCTACTAATCCGAATACGGCAGCTACAACTATTAACGTATTGTATTGGAATGGGACTGCCTTCACGTCGCTAACTCCGACAGATAAGACCACTGCGGGGGGCATATCATTAGCAAATACCGGAGTCGTATACTGGACTCCACCTGCCGCATCAGCAGAATTTACTACAGCTATAACTACTCCTGATTTGTTTTATTATTACAAGATTTCATGGAATACGAATACAGTAACAAATTCAGGTGGAATGCTCATTGATAGCATTTTTGGAATACCTGTATCAACGCAATTAGATGTTTATAAGTTTCCAGCAATGTTTCAAAATAGGCCGGTTCTTTGCAATAATCAAAAGAACGAAGCTAATTCCATATTGATAGGTAGCGCAAACGCAAACTGTGTTTTTAATGGAAGAGATTCAGTGAAATTATACTTTGGAGATGGAACGCAGATATTAGGCGGAGTACCATTTTTCTCTCGTTTTTCTAATGCTTTTTTTGAGAACTTTATAGTAGGGAAAGCTGATTCTATGTGGGTTGTAGATGGTACGAACACAGATGAATATAAGACTTTTCAAATATCCAGCGTGTACGGACTAGCGGCTCCTGGGACTCTTACATCGTGTGATTTGGGATTTTCAAATGTACCAGGAGCAGGAACGGCTAGGAATGTAGTTTTGTGGCAGTCTTCAAAATCTATTTGTATATGGGAAGGAAGTATTGTTTATCCTATCCATTTAGATATTGCGGATGTTTTTGACCAATCAAACAGTTACGCTATTGATTTAACAATGCATAGCCAATCTAAGGCTTTTTACGATGAAGAATTACGAGAGTGGCATTGGTTGTGGGCCTCTAAAGGAAATACGACCCTTAATATGGAATATGTCTTTGATCTAGGACGGCGCAAATGGTACAAGATAGATCGGGGAACCGGAAATAGGTTACAGCTTGGAATATCGGTGATAGATACAAATAATGCACGATATACTTACGGTGCTCTGGCAACAGGATATGCAGAAAGATTGGAATATGGACAGACTTTTGATGGGACTTCAATAACCAGTTCTTTTTGGACTGGGGATATTCCATTAGGCAGAAATTGGACATCGGTAACAGAATTGAGACATATAACTCCCATAATGAAAGCAAAGGCAACTACTACAAATACTTTGCAGTTGGATTATTACGGAGATACAGGTACGACTGCGAAAAAAACTTTTCAGATAAACGTAAATGATTCAAGTAATAGAATAGTTCAATCGCAACCTGGGAAACCGCGAGTTGCTTCATTAGGGTCAGTAGGGGGTTTTATCTTTCATAGTTTCAAATGTACTATGACAACTAGCAATGAAAATTACTGTTTTGAACCAATAGGGCTTGCAGTTCAAATTGATAAAATTAGAGATCAGAAGCAATAGGAGGCAATTATGGCAACCGATCCGTACTATTTTAGTCGTGATCTATTCAATATCCAGTCGCAGAGACGGGCGTTAGGTTCCAGCAGGGAATTTACCCCTGAAGCTTTGAGTAGTGTGGTAGGGGCTAATTTTAAAGCGCAGCAGGAAAATGAAATAACCCAAACGAATATACGGCAAAATCAAGAACGCATAGGACAAGCCAATGAAGCCGCCAACAGAGCGCAGCATGAAAATGCCAGAGCTTCCGAGACCGCTGGTATAATGGGGGCTGCTCAGTTAGCCATAAGTGCTCCTTTGGCTATTTATGCGGGTAAGGCTCTTATTGGAGGCGGTGCAGCAGCAACAACAGGGGCAGGGGTAGGATCAGGTGCAGGGGCAGAGGCAGGAATGGCCTTATCTACTGAAATGGGAGTAGGTGGTGGATATGTCCAGCAATCGGCTATAACGGGAGCAGGGGCAGAGGTAGGAGGAACAGGGGCATTGAGTACAGGAACAGTAGCCGCAGCGGGAGCAGGTGGTGCATTAGCATTAGGAGCTTCTGTGGCAGGTACGAATTGGGCGGCTAGAGAGTTAAAACTACCCGGTAAGGCTGATTGGTATGGTGCAGGTGCAGGAATAGGCGGGGCCATGGTCTCTGCTACTTTAATTCCATTAGCTGTAGGAAAAGACATTTGGGATTGGGCCAGTAATAATATTGGAACCCCACACGCAGAGATTAATCTTGGTCCTGTCCATGCAAGTTCTATAATCTGTACAGAACTTAATAGACAAGGATTGCTTAAAAACAACATGCTGAGAGCGTCTTCGATTTACATTAAAAATCATAAGAATGAAGCGGGGAACTGCGAGTTCTATAGTGGATACCTTATCTTCGCTGATCCAATAGTTGAGATAATGAAGAAATCAAAGGTATTTACTTACCTTATGATGCCATATGGTTATATTATATGTCGTGAATGTGCAAGTAGGGTATCAACCAAGTATAAAAGCACTTTTCTCAGCAGGCTTGTTTATTCTGTAAGTGGGTTTGTGTTTAAACGCATATACGCCTATACTATCAATAAAAAAAGTTGGGGGGGATTATGCCATTAATTGAAGGTATTGGAGCGGTAGGACAGGGACTTAGCAAGGAAATCCCTAATCTTCTTACAGCCGCGAGAGATCAGAGAAATGAGAATGAACGTCAGAGAGCTATTCAGTCTCCTGCAAATCAGTATACGCAGGCTGTAAGTGCGCAAGCATTGGAAGATTTAAAGAAAGGTCAGGAAAAATTTGCCATAGCAGATATTGAGAAAATGCACCCACTTGCACCAGCTATGATAGCGGATGCGAAAGCCAAAATGGAAATAATGCCAGGGCAAACGCATGTAGAATTGCGAGAAATTAAGGCCGGGATGCAGCAAAAGTTGACGGATGACTTATTTATGGAAACTGCTTTAAAGGGAATAATGAGTCAAAAAACAAATGAAGTTAAAAATGCTGAAACTTCATTGGGGGTAGAACAAGAGAAACTTAATAAACTACAGGAAGACCCATTAGGAAATAAGGTTAAGATTGAAGAAACACAAAATAAGATTCAGAATTATACGCAAGTATTAGGGCAATCTAAGCAGCAGGAAAGTGGTTTGGATGCTCAACTTGATAAAATTCTTCTTAGAAAAGCTCAAGCATACAGAGGTAAATTAACAGGTGATATTGCTATCGCATGGGATGCAGTTTTAGAAAAAAATAAAGCTGATGGAAAAGTAGGTAGAAATGCTATTCCAACTGCTAAACAAGTAGAACAGCAAAAACTTGATAATAAGTATCAGGAAAAACCTGCTGAATGGAAAACATTTATAGGCGAACAGCCTGAAATGGCAAATAAATGGGGGACACAGGAAGGTGGAGACGCTTTCAAAGCTTGGAGAAAAAAGCAAACTACTGATAAGCAAGCATCCACTATAACTGGTCTTGACATACCGAGTATGTCGCAAAGTATTAAAAATGGAGAATCGAGCCTATCTGATATTAAGAATACTCGTGGGATTGCGGCAAGCAATATGGTAATGGCTGATGTTAGAAAAGAATTCCCACACTTTAATTTTATATATCAAGAGGCTAACAAAAAATTCACTCAAAGCGCAACCAACTCCAGGATACTTGGAGCCGTAGATGCGTCTTTGCCACGAGTTCAGATGTTGGCAGAACAAGCCGAAAAGCTTGGGAATACTCCTATCCCTGCCTGGAACTCTGTGTTAAAGCAATTATCTGTACAAACAGGTGATGACAAGTATACAAACTTTATGAGCAATAGAAACGCAATTGTTCAGGAAGTTAATACAGCCCTTTCCGGATCATCTCAGTCTTCAGACATGAGAGTTCAGATAGAACTTGATAACCTAAGAGAAGCACGTAGCCCGAAACAGCTTGCAGGGTCTATTGTGAATCTTAGGGAAGCTCTACTTGCACGTAGAGAATCGTCCATGCAATATATATATCCAATGGAAGTTGTTCGTGGTGAAATGACAAAAGCTCAATTTGATAAAAATATTGCGGCTAAATATCGCGGGAAATATAATGCCACACAGTCACAATCAGTGCCAAAACAATCAGGAACGAGTTCAAACCCATTCGATAATTAGGTGAATTATGCCCGTAGATCAGAAACTAATAGATACAGCTTCCAATCTTGAGCAATCAGGAAAGACTCCGGCAGAGATTCTTAATTTGATTAAATCGAGTCAGTCCTATTCCGATGTAGGGACCAAGATAGATGAACTTCGTTCAAGTGGAACTAAGGATGATGATATTTATGGGTATTTGAAGACTGCGAAAATCTCAAGTGCAGCCCCTATTCAAGAACCTCAACCCGAAACTATGGGTGATCGTGTAGCACAGGTTGGTGACTGGATGGAGAAAAAGCGCACGGAATGGACTACTCCCACCGAGCAAGCACCTGATGCGAAAACTCCTGAATGGGCCGGTAAGTACCCTAATGCTCATGCTGCTCTTGGTGCGTTTAGAGAAGCGGGAAAGCCTTTAGCGGAAGCTATTGCTTTAGGCTCAAATATTACCCCCGTAGGTCTTCTTACAGGAGGTCTTAAATATGCTGCTGTGGAGCAGGGCGTTAGTGCTTTAGATAAGATTTTAGGAAACAAAGGTGAGACCACGCTAGGGACTCAGGTTAAGCAAGCTCTAACCGATACCGCAGAAGGGACTATATTACAAGCGGCGGGAGGTTTAGCCAAACCTGTTGCGCAAGGAGTTAGAAAAGGTCTTGGTATTGCCTCAGAATCAACAACTAAGTCTGTTACGGGAACAGCCGTTGCTGAACTGAAGAGTACAATCAAAGACGTTAAGGCTATAGCAAAGGGCAGCGAACGCATAAATCAGGCTATTATAGATACCACTAAAACTTATATGCCTAAAGGGATTGGTACGTCTCCTAAAAATGCAATGAGGGGAATGGAAAAATATGCTGAAGATGTTACCCCTGCCGTGGAAGATATTATTGCCAATAAGAACACTATTGATGCTAATGGGAATAGGTTATTAAACTTTTTTGATAAACAAGGAGCCCCACTAAAAAATAACTTACCATATTCAGCAGAATCACAATTGCAGGCAATCCAGACAAGAAAACCGCAGATATGGAAAGAAACTCTTGGAGAAATACAGCAGGCTTCCGAAGGCGGGGCTGTTGTTTTTGTTAAGGATATGGTTGCTAAGCTGGAATCACTTCTTACTAAAGAAAAAGAAGCACTGATACCAGACGTAGCTACTAGAAAACATATCGTCGGAATTTTGGAAAGAATGAAACAGTATGATAAGTCTGGGATGCCACTAGAACAAGCGCAGCAAGAACTTACGCAACTCAACGCGAAGATTTTCAATACTTCAAAAATAGAATATGATAGTTTCGGTAAAAAAGAAGTAGACCAATACATTGCAACTTATTTGAGAAATACATTGGATGATACGATTGGAAAATTCACAGGGACACCCAAATATGAGAATCTTAAAAAACTTTACGGTTCTTATAGAATCCTTGAGGAAGATACTATTAAAGCCGCAGCGAGATCAGCGAAAAAACAAGATTTCTCAATGTTCAATGTAACTGATATTTGGATAGGTTATCATACCGGAGTATCTTTACTTACGGGGAATGTCCCTGGTTTAGTTGCGGCAACAGGAGCGGAATTAGCGAAAAAATACATGGGCGCAAGAATGAAGCCAGATTTTCAACTTCAGACCATGTATAAACGAGTAGACAAACTCATGGAGCAAAAAGCTAGAATTAATACCCCGAAAACTGAATTTGGAAAAGCCGCGCAAAAAGGAATGAGCAAGCAAACACCAATAGCGGGTGGTTATAAACTTAGAGAAGAAGCATACAGAAGTCGTGGCGATAAGTATCCTTCTAGCGTAAGAGCTAAGATGCTTAGAGATGAACCAAATACCAATATTGACCTAGAAGGTTTAATTCCAAGCGATATCGCACTAAGGAAAGCACGAATCTTAGAACTAAGAGAGAAAAAAGGTAAATTATAATGGAACCTAGAATGGTACGTAAAAAAACAATTTACGAATTGGTGCTTGGTGGACTAGGGACCGTGCTTATATTAGTTCTTGGTTTCCTCTGGTATCAAAACGTAGGAATAATAAAAGATGTACAAGCTCAATGTATAAGATTAGATGACAAGAAAGTTGATGTGGTGATATGGAAGTCTATTGATGATCGTTTAAAAAGAATTGAAGATAAATTAGATGATTTATAATAAGGAGGTAAAATTATGCAGCTTTCTAAAAATTTCACCTTGGAAGAACTGACGGTAACAAATACAGGGTTAAGTAATATTCCGAATGAAGAACAGAAAAGAAAATTGTTATATGTGGCTCAGTATCTTTTGCAACCGATACGAGACGAGTTTGGTGAAATCCATGTAAACAGCGGATTCCGCAGCGATCTTGTGAATGAGAAGATCGGCGGTTCCAAGACCTCTCAGCATCCGGAGGGCGAGGCCACAGATTTCAGACCAAAACTAGAAGCAGACCTTGTAAATGTTTTTAAATGGTGTAGAGAGAATTTAACTTTCGGACAACTCATATTTGAGCACAAAGGGGATGTATGGTGGATACATATTTCATTACCTCGCTTAGACAAACCAAATATGATGGTGATGAAGTTTGAAAACGGAGTATATACTAACATATAGGGGGCATTATGTCATTCTGGTCATCGTTAATAGGCGGCGGGGTGAAGGACGCGGGGGACGGGGTTAAGACCGCTCTGGACGGAGCAGGAGGATTTCTTAAAGACATTCGCACGGCCATAACAGGAAAAGACCCAGAACTTGACGCTAAACTCCTTGCGGCACAGGATAAGATTAATGCAGCCCAAGCTGAGATTAACAAGATAGAGGCCGCGTCTTCAACCTTCTTCGTGGCCGGGGCTAGACCTGCTATTTTATGGGTTTGTGCTATATCTCTAGCCCTATATTACCCTATTAGAGTGATTATGGGTATGGCAATGTGGGTTAGATTGGCATGGAGCGCGGATGTACTACCTACAATGCCAGATATGGGGATACAGGACATAATTGGATTAATAATGGCTCTTTTGGGCATGAGCGGGCTTAGAACATATGAAAAAAAGGAGGGTGTATCAAGATAACTATATATTATGGAAATAAAATGCCCCTTATGCGGTAAAAAATTAAGAACAATAGAATTAAAACACCCTCTTTATTTTGCACGATGCGAGGACGAAAACTGTAAACCTGTTTATATATTGAAATTCAAATCATAAATATCTCATATATTAGCATAGTCAAAATTGTTTGCCAGTATAGCATCATGGGTATAATTGGTTAGTACCCGCTCCCTACAAGAACCACAAACGTCAAATCTACTATGGGATAAATGTCCACAATACCTACACTTCAAAGCATTACTGTTTTCTGCTTGTTTAATCTTATTCAATCTTGTTTTTATCGAATACTCAGCCATGTACTCTCTATTTTTGGCTTTTTGGATTTCACGATATTTATCTTTGCATTCTTGATTAGGGCAAATATTCCTTTTCCTATAAGTATTCCTATGCTCTTCTTTGCAAATAGGGCAGGTGTGGTGATAAAGTAGTTTAGGTCGCATGAGGCGTCACCCAAATATACTTTACCAATTTATAAGCAAAGATGCGTTTCTTTGAATAAGTCATACCCTTATAAATTGCTTTACTTACTGTATAGTATGACATTGAGTAGAATAGCATATTTCGTAAGTCATTTACATCGGAATGAACAGCCATTGAATTAGTGTGATGCTGAATCTGCTGTCCCGTCTTTTCACCTGTCTTTAAATATCGGTACAGCTTATAAAGTCTTGGGCTTAACAGTGACTTCATCCTTAACCTCCTCAAAATGACAACAATAAGAATAACTACTATGCTGATCGTCTATTTGAATAAATCTTATAATTACATCCCTCTTTAGACAACAACCATTTTCTACATGTATACATGGTGCGGAACAGTGAACTACGGTACCTGAGTATATATTATTCATATGGCCTCCTTTCCAACCAGACGGTCCAGCGGGACGCGAAAACCGCGCCCCTGACCTGGACGTTATGCGCGACTCCACGGAACAAATTTTTCCCCAATAAAATTAGGATACCACAAATGCTTATTGCCACACTTGCATCGTGACTTTCTCACTCTGCGTCCGCAATTAATACAGAAGAGTACAGTTTTACGTCTCACAGGAGTATATTCATTTTGTCTTCGTAATCTCATATTTCCCCAAATATTTTCGGTTATTTATTGTTGGAGAGTTTCGCCACTCTCCCGGATTTTCACTATCACCGTAGGGTCCGTGCCTGGCAGCGTTTTATTGTGAATGGCGGCTCGGTGGTTTTGCGTGTATTTTGCATTCGCCGTCTTCTGCGTAACATTTTCAGCAGACCGCACCGATAGTTAATGGACACCGCCAATTTACTTACATACAACCCTTCTTACCCTTCTTCATCGGCATATCCTTCTTCTTAGCAGCCACTATACCACCCCCTCTCACGAATAAGCAGTTATCACTTTCTCTACTTCTTCTCTGGTAACTTTATAAACCCCTTTTTGATCTAGCAACCAATTAAATGTTTCCATACCGTACTTATTGATAATGAATCTTGAATACTCGGCCTCATTTCCATCAAGAAACGTATTGCACGCGCAGCATTGAACGGCTACATTCTGTGGATGCCATCTTACCCTTAAATGCCTTCGTCTAACAAAATGCCCTGCATGGTTGCCAAACTTACCGCAAGTGCAACAAATATTCTTATCTCTTGTTCTTACCCACTTACTAAAAACCCTATCGGCTTTTTTTATTAACGAGGGTAGGGGCAATAGTTTTTTTCTTCCCTTTTTTTTCTTTCTTTCTGGCTTTGGTACTTCCATCTTCATCCTCCGATGTAATTGTAATAGTTCGTTTAACCATTCTAAGGAAACTCGTATCATTTTTGCGCTCTTCACATTCTTCCTTGGAATACATACCAAATCTTTTATTCACATCATTTAAATTAGTCTGATGGAACATTTGCGTAAATGTTTCTTCTAAGGTTTCATTTTTAGGCACATACCCTACAAACTTCTTAACTTGCTTTTTCATCTTCCCTCCTATTCCACTTAAATATTAGACCTTCTACATTATTCCAAATAAGCTCTCTACTACATTCAGGACAAAGTATTTTATCATACTCGCCTGCTTTTGTTATGATCGGCGGCTTGCCGCAGCAAAACTTAGGAGTTAGCATTGTTTATCCCTTTTGGCTGTTCGTCTTTTTCTATCGTCTTCTTAAACATGTGCCCCTGTGCCGTGTGAAAAATAACAATCCCTTCTGGGCGCATAAATCCTGGCGCGGCAACGCTCCCATGATTCTTTAATTCGTTTAGCGATTCTTCCACAAGGTCAGTTGTGAAAACCCCGCGAGCAATTAGTGGAACTATAGAGCAACAAGCAGGGCGTACTGAATCATCGTCCCACCTATGAACGTTGAAAAGAGAAAACCGCTTTTCTCCATTCACAAGTCCATACCCGCGCTGTATCCCACTCCCCCACCATTCCCCAAAGTGAGAACCTGGCCCAAGTTTCATAAGCTCATCCTTGTTTGTCAACGCCCAAAGCATGAATCCGTGATTATCGCCAGTCTCAGGGGTAAGCCAGCGCGTTCGGCTCCCAATCTGGAAACTTCCATCTTCCCCTATGCAGATACACCCATTAGTACCATCAATTTTTTCAGTAACCACAATTGCACGAGACAACCTTGCGATTTTAGGAAACTCTATAAAATTCATAAATCCCCCTCCTGTAATTTAAAAAACTTCCCACAAGTCCTGCACCTTTCATAACATTCCGTTTCATCATGGGGACAATCAACTTCAGTCTGTTTACCATACAATCTTTTAATCTCATCTTCCATATCCTTAGTATCTGGAAGAGCTGAAATCTCTACAAGGGATTGTATAATATCAGCAGCTTCTTGTACGGGTCTGGACTTAATCGCAGGGATAGCTTTACAAATAGACTTTACGGGTATGTTAGCTAAATAAGGAAACTGTGCAACTGACTTATAAAGGTAATTGTAATAATCCATCATTTCGTAAGCTGTACTTCTTGGAATTTTAACGTCTTTTATTACTGAGTTAAAGTTGTTGTATCCTGCTTTCTTGTAGGCTTTATTGATATTCAACGTCCATAAAAGCTCTCCTATGGTTGCGTAGCTTAAATGAGTACCGTTGTTATAGTGTTTTACTGCTTGTTCTATTAAGGCTTTTATTTCTACAAGTTCCATTTATTTCTCCTTATTACTAATTTGCTACTAATTGATGATAATTTAGTAGTTTGTTAAGACGCCATTATGGCGGTGTAATGAATGTTGTGACTATATGCACTTCATCCCTAATTTCAACATTGCGATTTCTCGGTTTTTACGCTCCAAAATAAGGCGGACAAGTGATGCCGGGGGCGTGCCTAATGGCCCATGTTCTTCAACCATGCCATCAGACAGATCAAGCTCATTCACTACATCTTCAAGCATGTTTTTATATAAGGCGCATTTATCCAAAAGTTTTGAAATTTCGACATCTTTTGCGTCTGGGCTTCTGTTCATCGCATTCCTTCCTGACGCGATGGCCACAACCATTGCGTCCACTGCGACACGCCTTGCGGCGCGTGACCGCCGCGTTATTTTCTCTCAGCAAAAAATGCCACTATCGAAAGCACTGTGAATATTATCGCTCCAGAAAATCCGATGATTTTCTCCCAACGTTTTTTTGCAAAACCTGCGGCCTGTGAAAATATCATTGACAGCATCATAAAAAGAAACAGTTTGTCGGCCATTTCATCCTCCGAAAATAACCATAATTTCGACAACGACACGCTTCGCGGCGTGTCAGATTGTCGTTAGTTTTCTATCTTGCCCTCAACTTGTGGCACTGCATCACGGTGAAAAATATTATCTGGTACTTCAAATTCCACCGTCACCACAGCACGTTCTCGGTCCCGGCTCAAATACTCAGGACCGAAGTGTTCTCGGTTAAATACCTCGCAGTGCTCGTGCATTTCTCCAATCCACTGCGAACAGACGATTGCGGAACCGTATCCTTTTGATACAACCAAATGCGCTTTAACTTTCATCCCGACCTCCGAAAACTAACCAGCGGTTCGTGTCCGACCGCGACGGCGCTGGTCGCTTATGTTCGTTATTCTGTGGCGCGGCGGTACACCCGCACGTTATCATTTCAAACCACTCAATGTTTTCTCGTATCGCTCTGTGCATTTGCAAAATGCAGAATTGATTGCGTCCTTTTTCTCTTTGAAATAATATCTTCCCGGACTGCCAATGATCTCCGTGCCGTTTTGGAAGTGCATACCTGATCTCGGGATGGATAAAACATACCCACCGGCAGGCCACTCTGAAATTACATGAGATTGCAGGTGTGCTATGATTTCCAGTAGCCGGTTTATATCTCGCATCTTCACGGCAGGCCATCCGTCGTGGAAATGGTCATTGTTTAACAATTCCATGCGATTTATAAAATCCTGTTCGCTCTCCAAATTGCCACCTCCAATAAAGTTATTTAATATACTCCAAAAATTGTTTAAACTTAGGGTATTCATTTTGCAACTTTTCATGTAACTCTTTTCTCGCTAACTGTTTATTAATAATACTATCATCGTTAAGGATTTGTGAAATGCCTCTAAAAAGTTTCCCTCCGCATTCCATCACTTCATTGCTTGGTTGAAATTTAGGCTTAACATAATGATCTTCTACTCTATTAATCTTATCAAGGTAATCAAAGACTCCATTTAGTTTACCTGAATACTCACCTAATTTGTCAAGTTTCCACTTAGGGTATTTTGATAATCTCTGCACCCAAAGTTTGGTTTCGCTTTCCCCTAGCGTCTCCCTGGTGAATGTTTCCAGGTAAACTATTATTGAGGCCACATATTCCCGCAATTCTTGTTCTTCGTTCATCTTCACGCTCGGCAGCGAAGTTTCTTCCTCTTCCGGCTCTCCCGATGCTCTGCTCTTGTAATCCTTCATTTATTACCTCCGGTTCTACCCATTCCTTCCACAATCCATCAGGGTAGTCTTTAGATTTAAAAAACCTTATCGGGTCTACAGGCCATTCTTGTCTTTTTGCGTAATTCTCAGTAGCGGTAAGGCAAAGGTTTTGGTCGCTTTCACTCAACTTGTCGAATAGTTTCTTACATTGCCCCTTGCCTATTTTCTTACCATTACGGGCAGGGTATAGTTTCCAGAACTGAATAAACATATTAGCTCCTTATGTTTTCGATATAGTAAGTTACCCTCAGTATCTCCTTTCACGCGATTCGCCAACACCGCAAGCCTTTATCCGTATTGCGGACAGAAAATTTCATACTATTTCTTGTGCCAAAGTAACTTGCGGCGGAAGCAATTTTACGTTCATCTTGGACTTCAACAAGAAACGAATCGCCTATGTTCATTTTGTTAAAAGGGTATTTGCTAGTATATGCCTTCGATTCCACAAACGGGATATTTTTATCAATTTTTATCATTTTGCATCCTCCTTTACGGTACTAAATCACACAATTCATCACAATCAGTACAAATCATATCAGGGTAATGACACACCTCAAAACACTTATTTCTTTTATTCCACTCTACGGGTACTTCTTTTTCCGCTCCACAAGTAGGGCATTTGTAATTATAAAAGTCTCCCTCTTGGAGTCCTTCGTTTATGAAGTCTGATTTATCCATTATATTCTCCTATTACTTCTACTTTTCTGCATCGAACTTTTTCTATACTTTCATGGTATACGACAAAATCATCTTTATGCACTCGGCAAGTAAGAATTTTTCCTATGTTGAATTTTTGAGTCATAAACGGTAGTGGGCTAAGATGCAGGCCGCCTCCACATTTCCGATCTTCTGATGGGTCAAAATCAGGGCAAGTGACCATCCCTTCATATTTTATTTTACCTGTTTTGAAATCGCATCGGGTATTTGAATTTACTGATTTATATAGATATACAAACCCTTTATCATCAGGGATAAAAGTATTCAAAAATGATTCTTTCGTGTGTTTCTGCGCAATAGTATTTACTAATGTTGCATGGCCAGAAATAATAATTTTAGGGCTACAATCTTGGAGGATAATTACTGCACGACCTGATGCGGCCCCTGTTACGCTGTCACTTAATATTTTCACCGTGGCATTGCCGGAGACATACTGCACCGTGGCATTGTCAAAGACAGACTGCACCGTGGCATTGTCGGAGACATACTTCACCGTGGCATTGCCGGAGACAGACTGCACCGTGGCATTGCCGGAGACATACTGCACCGTGGCATTGCCGGAGACAGACTGCACCGTGGCATTGCCGGAGACATACTGCACCGTGGCATTGCCGGAGACAGACTGCACCGTGGCATTGCCGGAGACAGACTGCACCGTGGCATTGTCGGAGACATACTGCACCGTGGCATTGTCGGAGACATACTTCACCGTGGCATTGCCGGAGACAGAATATAAGCCATTTTTGACATTTCTACTTAACCTATAAATATTACCTTTAATGATGATAGCTATTTGTTCTTTAAAATCTGTTAATTTATCCAATTCTTCTTGGGTGGTAATAATTATTTCATTCATTTTCAATACTCCCCCTTCCCATTATCTGCCTCCATGTTATGATATTCTACGATATTGTTTCGCTGTTTTAATGCTCATTGGTTCCAACATTGAAGCAGGAATTTCGTTTATATTTGGCTTATTACATTCGTCGCAAAGATACCCTTGTATAGTAGTTCCTTTTTTTATCTCATTCCACTTCTGTATTGGTTTGTCCTTTAAGTGGACGCAAACTATTACCCATCCATCCATTTCAATACTCCCCCTTCCCATTATAATAATGTGCTATTAAAGCCAGTGTACTAAACTTAGGGTCTGAATCTCCATCATAAATTCGATACAAGGTAGCTCTATGTATCCCTGTAGCGTTTGAAATTTCCCTAAGTAAGCCTTTTTTAACGTCTCTTTTGAAAAGTTTCATTAAGTCTTTTTTGTAAAGTTCAAGATTCATTTTGCTCCTTCCGAGATGCACAGATTATACCGTAATATCCTTGTGAATTATCATCTTATTCCCAGTAACTAAATCAGTTTCAATTGTTGGATTGCACCAACAGGCTGCGGAGTCAGTGTTGTGTTCAGGCATATAAGCTATAAATTGTCCGCAGTTCGGAGCGCATTCAACGTTCTTGTAATGTTTCGCGGGACATTTTTTATTTAAGCATCTGCTCATATTATTTCTCCTTTCAGTCGCTACTTAACTGAACGTTGCATTTCTTCCCTTGCTTGCTTAATGTACTTGTCGCGCCATCCAATAGATGACATGTACCCAGCCTGTGCAGTCTGGAATATTCGCATACACGCTAAATCAAGAGCATATGAATAGATTTCAATGGAACAATACGGGCACGGTTCTGTGCCCTCAATAGTATCGTAGTTGTGAGTTTTGCAAACAAAGTCCGGCATGCTCTCCTCCTTAACTCACCTTCTTTTTTAGTTTCCAGTATTTCAATAAACATAAAAACATTTCCCAAGCTCTCAAAAGCTCTTCTTCTGTGTATTCTTTTATGTAAACTTCTTTTGTTGTGGTTGAAATGTAGACGTTGTAACATTTTGCTTTTTCATTACCAAACCCTACTCTATAAGCGGCCAATTGTACGCAGTTGTCATCGTGGTCACGCTTTTTCATCTCTTCTAATCCTTGCGCGGTGGTCTTTAGGTCAATGATTATTCCTGGTACTTGTAAATCTATCTTTCCTCCAAAACCCAAAGGATGTGCGAAAGACTGCTCACAATTCCAACTTTGGGACCCGTACTTATCGTAAATCGCAGTACAAGCCGCCGTTACATATTCTTCATGCTCTGTAGGCTTTACGCCTTCGTAGGCTCCTTGAATAGCGGCATGTATTTCAGTACCTAACTCAGCCGCGTCCGCTCCTGCTTTTTTACTATCTAAAATTATCCTTGCAATGTATTCGTCTTCCGGTTCATTTATAGCCCTTGGTAAAGTAAGCGCGGCCAAAAGAACCTGCTTCATTTTATAAAAAGTAAGCCACTCTTTAGCGGCCATGTTTTTAATTGCGCTTACGCTTGGGACTAAATCAAGTTTTCTTGCGTCTGCAAGGGTAGTATCTCGTTCTTTCCCATTTTTACCTATTACGGTATAAACAGGACGGCCTTGACGGTCGTACCAATGAGTACTCTGACTTGGTCTTATTATGTTTATTTTGTTATCCATGTCAACCTTTCGGAGTTATACAGCCATCTTGGCGTTCTAATAGTTGTTGGGGCGTATCACTTCGCCGTCAGAAATTGCGCTGCTATCGGAAGAGCTTCGACGCTCGGATCAGTGTCCTCTTTCGGAGTCCACGGCCCGCCTTGTGGCCCGTTTGCTACCTCTGAAAAATTCAGCCTTCTCGGTTTTCCGGGGTCCGGTCCGAGAACGGGAATCCAATTTGCCCGAATGCTTTCCGCTATCGCCGGGTTTTGTGCCTCAACGAATCTCGCCATATACTCTCGGCAGGCCAGCAATCCCGCCCGAAAATATACGCGGTGAACGTCATTTTGTAACGAGGATTGCGCTTCCTCTACTGCTGTTCGATTGTTCATATCGCCTCCAATGAAGAAAAAAATTAGAACCCGCCCAACCAACGTATCGACGGGCCGCAAGACCCGCGCCCGTCATCCGGGCGTTAGTCCGTCAAAATCGTAATTGCCGGTGCTGCTTCTCTTATTTCGATGATGGTTTCCTGCCCCGCTTCACGAACAAGATCAAGAGCGGTCCATACCCGTTCGATTGTCTCTGCCGCAAAATAGCGCGTTGTCCGGCGTATTTCGGTAGTGGTTGTCCCAGGTTCTTTTTTCGTTTCTCCGTCATGCTCTGATACGACTATAAATATTTTCACTGTTTTCCTTTCGACCCGACGGACTAACCATCGCGGCGTGTCCGACCGCTACGCGGCGGTACACGCGGGCGTTAAAATCACTCTATACCCTACTCTTGCGCTACCGTGATCGTGAGTCGCTTTTTCAAACCATATTCTGGCGGTCTATCCGCTCTTGCCCATGCTACAATTTCTCCGACAGGCGTACTCTCGCTGAATATTTTGGTTTCCTGCCATGCTTCGCCAACAGTTTCATTTCCGGTGCTCATGTCTTTAATGGCTACGATTTGCATGTATCCCTTTCCGAACGACTGGATTTCAACCAATCGTTCGACCCGTTGAACGGGTCAACTCAGCGTTATAATTTTTCTAATGCAATACGTGCCGTGTCTTGCGCCTTACCTGAACCGTATTCGTAAATTTCGGAAAGTGCTTCCCTCATCATTTTTGATTTCTGAAAGTTGCACTTTATCCGATCAACACATTGTGCCCCATCTGCACCGACAAGATTGTAAATTTCCACGAGCCGATCAAGCCGTGAAAAAATCCAGGCGTGTTCAGCCTCGTGAAACTTCATTTCAGCAATAACAGTATCAAGTGTTTCAAGCTTACCTGTGGTCGCAGCGCAAACGTGCTGCAATCGTTCGGCTATGTCTATTGCGCGTTTTAGGTTCGTTTCCATTCTTCACCTCAAAAAATTATAACCAGCCGTCCGAGCGGTCAAGCCGCTCAACTAAGTGTTACGCCCTATCTAACTCATTTATCAACATATTAGCATCATTTTCGCTTAACTTATTGATAAACACATCCCCACTATTATGGTCATTTGGTATCACTATACCAAAATTACCACAGTATTCGATAATATCCCTGTTGGTAAACTTTTTAGCTGAAAACTTACCTTTTAGGATAGTTTCGAGTACGGGTCTTAGGTGGTATTCTGCGGGGGGATTTGGGGCCTGTATAGGCTCTGCGGGTATTTTATCCAATTCCAGGATAGGGAGAAGCCGCTTATAGGCCACCTCTACTAGGTCCAGTACGGCCTCAAATGACCCAGGAACCTGAACCGTGACGTAGGTATTAGCCAAACGTTCCGCATAGCTTAAAATGTAGCTCTTCTGCGATAAGACGAACCCTTCCTTGGTATCCGCAAACTTGGCCACAAATGGCTTTTTGCCGCCTCCTGAGTACCCACCTGCCGCCTCCGAAAGCTTCATCCTGGGGGGATATTTGGGGTCTTTTGACGGCGTCACCTCAAACTGCACCTTTTGTCCTATTTTGCTTAATATAGAAGGGGCAAAACACTGGTATTGCACCCCATCAGCCACTACATTATGTACTGATACTTCTGGGTTATTACCAAACTTATGTGAAAATACAGCACTATTTATCGTCGCTTCCATACTACCTCCTCAATATATGACGCTGGCATGTTTTCTATGGACTTTTTATAGTCCTTATTATCGTCAATTATGTGTTCGGGTTTTAGGATCACTAGCTAGTCCATTCTGGTAGTTGTGACAATATTTCCAATTCCTGCTTGGCAGATATATCAGCAAGTGCGTCGCGCTCGATAATGCCAACTATCCATGCCCTAGCATGTAATGCTTTTTTTGCTTCTGGTGGAACAGCTTTAGCGTAAAAAACTCCGGGTATAGACGCATGTTCAAACCATAAATATTGTCTGTTAATATTATTTCCTATGGTCATTTTTTTTAATGAATAAACCAGCCCGGTTTTGGGGTCGCTGCCGTTGTCTATTGTTTCGGCATTAGTGGCTTTTAATAATCGTTCAGCACCGATTTTTCTTATTATTTCTCTTTGCACATCTGCGTTTTTCTCGTCTAATGCCAACTGAGGGTTTATTTTTTCTGATGGTGTCATTACAAGCCATTCGGGAACCCGTATTCCGTTCAGGTGGTAAATTTTGAAACCATCCCTCCATAAATGAGACGGGCCTGTATTGCAATGGGGTCGATTATGCGAATCTACCCGTATTTCCAATGGGAAATCAGATACTATGCAGAATTTTTCGTGCATTACCCTGAACCCGCCCTCTTGTGCGCATGATTCCCACGCACTATATTTATCCCAACAATCCAAACCAGTGAGCTTAAGCACATCTCTCATACACTCGTAATATGAGCATATAGACGGCCACATGTTGCCTCCATGATATACATGGTTCCATCTACGGCAACAGTCTGTTAATAACCTAGACATGTTCGGAGCAAAATGTTTTGCTAAATTGCATAGCCAGTCTGTTGCCGCGTCTGTTGCCGAGATTATTGCCGCGTATGTTGCCGCGCGTGTTGCATCGTCTGTTGCCGCGCGTGTTGCCGCGTCTGTTGCCGCGTCTGTTGCCGAGATTGTTGCATCGTATGTTGCCGCGTCTGTTGCCGCGTATGTTGCCGCGTCTGTTGCCTCGTCTGTTGCCGCGTCTGTTGCCTCGTCTGTTGCCGCGTCTGTTGCCGAGATTGTTGCCG